AGATTTCGGCAGGGCGTTCCGGGAGAGCGGAGTCCTGACTTTGGAGGGGATGGAGACCGACTCGATCACCACCACCGAGGACGGGATGTGGCACGTCTACTTCATGGCCGGCCGGAAGCGGGAGACCAGCCAAGAGCACCCCAAGGGCATCCCCAGCACCCCCAAGGTCTGGCCGTCACGGCGGATGGAGAACTACGAGCGCACCAACCCGATCGAGTACGCTGCTCAGGTCATGAACGACCCCACCAGTTCGGGGCACAACCCGCTGACCACCGAGCAGACCAAGCAGCGACTGGTCAAGCCCGAGACCGTGCCGTGGTCCAGCTTGAGATACGCCGTCTGCTGCGACACCGCCTTCGCTGACGGCTCCCGAATGCTGGGCAAGGACGAGACGGTGATGATCGTCCACGGCTACCCCAGAAACGGATCAGGGGACGTCTACGTCATCGAGGGCTACGGTAGTGCGACGTGGCGGGCTGAGGACTTCGCCAACCAACTCATTGCTTTGGTACAGCGATACCGGAGAATGGGACGCCACATCTTCAGGATCACCGACGAGATGACCGGAGCCGGCAAGAAGGACGCTTGGAACATGGCGCTGATCTCCCGGTTCAACGACGCCGGGATTCCGATGCCGGGGGGCAAGCTCTTGGAGTTCAAGCGCGGCGGCACCAAGAAAGAGGACCGGCTAGTCACTGCCGCTAGCTTCTGGGTCGACAATCATGTCTGGGTGGTCGAGGGAGCACCGGGCAACGACCGGCTGCTGAAGCAGATGGCCCAGATCGGCCAGTACATGATCGACAACAAAATCAAGATTGACTGGGCTGACGCCCACGCCGACGCCTTCCAGCCCGGGCTCTACCAGCCCATGCTCCGGCACGATGGCAGGGCTCGGATGCTGCCGGGAGCCCAGATGCTCGACACCGAAGGTCTTGACTCCAGGATGTTCCAGGATGATGAATACACGCAATGGCGGGATGAGAACCCCCGCCCACCGGAGGGACTTCGGTAGAGGAGACCGATGATCGCCACCCCGCGGCACAACTGTCGTCTCTGTGACGGCCATCTTCGCCCCGCGCTCTCGCTCGGGGAACAGTACCTGGTCACCTTCCCCCAGAAGGTTGACCAGTGCTTGCCCAAGGCCCCGCTCGACTTAGTGCAGTGCGTCGACTGCAACCTGCTCCAGCTAGGCCACACCGCCCAGCCCGACCTGCTGTTCCGCCAGTTCTGGTATCGGACTGGAATCAACCAGACCATGAAGGACGCGATGTGCGACGTGGTCGATACCGGGCTGGAATACAAGAGCGAGGGAGTCTGGCTCGACATCGGAGCTAACGACGGCTATCTGCTGACCCAGCTTCCCAACGAGCACAAGTGGACCAAGATCGCCTGCGAGCCGGCGCTGAACTTCACCGCCCAGTTGCAAGAGCACTGCGACCACGTCATCCCCGACTACTTCTCGTCGGATCACGACTGTCTCAAAAATAAGACACGGGGCGCCTGCGACGTCATCACCTCCTGCGCCTGCTTCTACGACGTCGATGATCCCAACGCCTTTGTCGGACACATCAAGAAGGCACTGGCTCCGGGCGGGGTCTGGATCAACCAACTCAACGACAGCCCGACGATGCTCAAGACCAACGCCTTCGACAGCGTCGTCCACGAGCACCTGTGCTACTACGACATCCCGAATCTAGTCAAGCTCTACAGCCGCCACGGCCTGACCATCACTCGGGTCAGGTTCAACGAGGTCAACGGCGGCAGCATCCGAGTCATGGCTCACCACGATTTCGACGCCAGCCAGAAGATCCTGCTCCATGAGCTACCGAGATGTCGCCCCGAGAAAGTCGAAGGCTTTGCCAAGCGAGTGGTGCGCTGGAAGGAAGTAATGCAGGAGTGGATCGACGGCCTGAAGCACCCGCTCTGGGGGGTGGGAGCCAGCACCAAGGGCTCGACCATGCTCCAGTATCTGGACCGCAGCGCCCAGTTTGTCGGCGTCGCCGACCGCAATCCCGACAAGGTCGGCAAGCTGATGGTGGGTAGCTGGGTGCCGATCACCGACGAGCCGACATTCCGGAGAGCCGATCCCAAGTACGCGGTGGTTTTCCCCTACTCGTTCAAGCGGGAGATTCTGGAGCGGGAGAAGTTTCTGCGCGAGACCGGAACCACGTTTATTTTCCCGCTGCCCGAGATCGAGATGGTGCTGTGAAGAACCGTGGCTTGGCCCAGATGCTCGGCAACAGCACCAACGGCGTCCCGGAGTTCGTTGCCCCCCTGTTGCCCGATTTGGGCTGTGCCGTCGATGTCGGGGCCAACAACGGCATCTTCCTCAGCAACACGCTGGAGTTCGAGCTATCCGGCTGGACGGTCCTCTGCATCGAGCCCAACCCACTGCTGGTCGAGGAGGGCCGGGCGTGCCGCAGGCTATGGAGACAGGTGGCGGCCGGAGAGACCGAGCGGATCGCCGACTTCTCCTCAGTCGATCAGTATCCCTATGCCTCCAACTCCGGGGTCGAGATCAGGCATGGTGGGGCGCATCTGACCACCTCGCGGCACCGTGTCCAGATGATGCGGCTGGACGTGATCTTGGAGCAGGCCGGATTCCATCAACTCGACTTGGTAACCATTGATGTCGAGGGCTACGAGCCCGAGGTGTTGCGGGGGCTGACGCTGGAGCGGTGGAAGCCAACGATTCTGGTGGTGGAGAGCCTGCCCGACAAGATCGGTCCGCCAGCGGGATACGAGAGAATCGGGCGGTTCGAGTACGACACCGTGTTCAAGCGCCTGTGAGGGTTGCCGTGCTGTGCCCTACTCGCGGGCGCCCGGAGGGATTCAAGCGACTATGCGAGTCGGTCCGAGACACCTCGACCAGCGCAGTGGTGCGGGGATACGTCGACGACGACGAGATCGGCAGCTACCCCGTCGGTTGGGGGCCAACCTGGGCCTCTGGTCCTAGGGTTGGTCCGGTGGCGGCGATGAATAAGCTGGTGGAGTTGAACCCCGACTACGACCTCTACGGCATGGTGCCCGATGACGCGGTCATGGAGACCCCGGGGTGGGACCAGCGCATGGCCGAGGTGGCGGCTAGATTCGAGGGCGGTGTCGGAGTCGTCTCGCCGGCTCACAATCTTGGCGACCACGACGACATGCCGTTCGTGACCAAGCGGTGGGTTGAGGCGCTGGGGTGGTTCGCCTATCCCGGGGTATACCACTGGGCATGGCCCACGGTGATCTCGGCGCTGGGAGAGGGGATTCAGGCAATCGTCAGGCCGAAAGACGTCGTCATACGCCACGATCATGCCGCCCCCTCCAACCAGGAGATGTCCCGCGAGGACGCCAAGCAGTTCTATGCCTTCATGGCCTATCGTTATCCAACCGCGCTGAGGGTGCTTCGCGATGCCTGTGGAACACGTTGAGAGGGTGGGGGGTGGCAGCAATATCCCGTTGGCGCTCTGGATTCAGGGCCACTTCCCGCAGGGGTTCAGGGGCTACGCGATGGACATAGGCGCCTCGGACGGATTCAACGTCTCGACCACCTACTATCTGGAGAAGGACCTAGGCTGGAATGTCCTCTGTGTCGAGCCCAATCCCAGATACGCCGACAAGCTCAACGACTGCCGACGCTTTGTCAGAATCCTTGCCTGTGGAGAGCGACCGTCCGACGAAGCCACCTTTCACATCAACACCGACAACCCCGAGGCGTTCTCGGCCCTGAGGCGGACCAACCACCCCGAATGGCACGCCGCGCCCTATGCGGTCTGGGATCAGATCAAGGTCAAGGTCCGGACCGTGGACCAACTGATGGAGCAACAGGGCTGGCCGAGTCTGGACGCGCTCTGCGTCGACACCGAGGGCACCGAACTCGACGTGCTGAAGGGCGCCAATCTGGCCAAGTGGAAGCCGAAGTGTTTGGTGGTGGAGAACTGGGACGCCGGCAGCACCGATGAGTATCTGAAGCCGTTTGGCTACAAGCGCGTCGCGCGCTCGATGCACAATGATTTGCTGGTTCTGAATGCCTAGCCAGTTCCACGAGGACCGACTGATCAGGGTGCTGTTCCCGGCCGGATTTGTCGGTTACGCCTGTGAGGTGGGGGCCGGCGATGGGGTCCACCTCAGCAACACGCTGTGGCTTGAGCAGGAAGGCTGGGACGTGCTCTGCATCGAGCCGTTCGAGGAACTGTTCGTCAAGGCCAGCGCCAACCGGAAGCGAGTAGTTCAGGTCGCCTGCTCGGACTGCGAAAACCCAGAGGGCAAGCTGATCGTCTACCGACTCCAAGGGTCCGCCAATCACGGCGTGATTCCGGTCATTGAGCCTCCCGGAGAGCGGTTCGCGAGGGCTTTCATGTCCAAAAGGCCCGGAAGCATCGACCACCAGCCGGTGAAAACCGCGAAGCTCGACACCCTGCTGGAGCGGGCCGAGTTCCCGAGGCTGGACTTTCTCTCGGTGGATGTTGATGGCACCGAGGTCCGGGTCATGCGCGGGATGGACCTGGAGCGGTGGAAGCCCAAGGTGGTACTGATCGAGAACCCGTTCAATGACCAGGTACTACACGGACACTTCACCGATCGCGGCTACCACAGAATCTGTCAGGGGATCGGGAAGATGAACGACGTCTACGCCCGAGCCGAGTGGTCCGATAGGCTGTACGAGGCAATCTCTCAGGAGTTGGATAAGATTCTGGAGGAGGAGAAGGTATGAGCGAGGTCGTATTCACGATGCCCGGGAAAGCGGGCGACGCCCTGCATCAGTGGCCAGTCGCCTACCACTGGGCCAAGCAGAACGAACAGAAGATCACGCTCTGGCTGGACGAAAAGTCCTGCAAGATCGTAGCTCCGCTATTCGAGGCCCAGCCCTGCGTGGAGAAGGTGGAGTTCAAGCCGGGGATCGAGAGCTACAACGTCGGTGGCCAGCCCTTCCACTTCGATCTGGATACCAAGGAGCACGAAGGCAAGCTGATCTACCACCTGGGAATGCGGAGCTTCCCGCAGCGCCAGCTGACGCTCCACTGTCTGGCCGAGTCGGGAGTCCCGGTCAAGGTCGACCCCGACACCCTGACTGACGAGGTCTCTCTGGCGACCACGGTCCAGTTCAAGCGCAACCGGGTGATCCTCCACGGCCAGGCGGTCTGCCCGCACACCCGGACCACCCCCAACTTCTGGAAGTTCCTCTACCAGATTCAGGGAGACTTGGAGACCCGGTTCGACGAGATCGTGTTCGTCGGCGACGCCAGAGACTTGGAAGTCGCGGCCCGCACCTATCCCAAGTGGAAAACCTTCGACGACAAGGGCAACTTCAAGGTGCTGGCTGACTACATGGACGCCAGCCAGTTGGTGATCGGAGTCGGCAGCAGCGTGGTGGTGCTGGCCAGCCTGCTCAAGATCCCCAGCATCCGGGTGCACGACCCGATCAGCGATGCCCCCAAGGTGATCTGGGAGAACCTTCAGCGGGCGCATCTCAACGACTTCGAGGTCGAGCTACGCAAGTCGTGGCCTAGCTGGCGGGACCAGTACTTCCCGCTCAAGGTGCTGACGCCGTGAAGCGGACTTTCGGAGAACTCATCGACCGGCTCTCAATCGTGAACGTGAAGCTGTTCATGGTTCAGGACCGGGTCAACTTCTCAGCCAAGACCGACCAATCTCTGGACGCCAAGACCACCAAGAAGCTGGTAGACCTGAACTCGGAGCGGAACAAACTCATGACGGCAATCGACCAGTGCTTGGACGACTCGATCAGGTCCGGCAGGGCGGAGGTGGACCCCCACACCAAACTTGATTGACGAGCGTCTCAAGACGTTCTAGCGTCAGACGTTGATGAGGTGGGGCAGGGAGGCCCCGACGATGCAGGGAAAGTATCCCTCGGGCGAAGTCCAGACCGAGCGCAGCCAAGCCGTATCCTCGGCGCGCATCATCGAATTGGTCGACAGCCGGCGAACTGATTCGATCCGGTACAACTCCAGCCTGTTCAACAAGTTGAAGTCGTACTACGAGACCTACCGCGGTCTCTGGTCGGGCAAGCTCAACCAGTTCCGGAACCAACTCTCCATCCCCTTCACCTTCGCCATGATCCAGTCCGACGTGGCGCGGAAGGTCCAGACCAGCTTCGGCGCTTGGCCGATT